TTATAAGTGTTGTTAGATCAGGCACAACTGTAACTTTTTATCTAGATGGTGCGTCTGTAGGCACTCACACCTATTCTTACAACGTGCCTTCCCATACTGGGTTTATAGGCGGTGATGTTGCGGCTTCCTCTGAAACGTCATTTAAAGGTTTTATCGACGAGCTTCGTATTACCAAAGGCATAGCCCGTTACACCAGCACATTTACCGCACCTACCGCCGCCTTCTTAGACACCGGCCCCACATTAGACCTATCGTCTGGCAACACGTTTGTTCACGCCCCGTCTGCTAATGTGGCTTATGCATTTGCTAACCCACCAGCTAGTGGAACAGCTATTGATTTTACGCTGAAGGTTACACCGTCTGCTACAGTAACAATCGCTTGGCCTTCGTCTGTAAAATGGGCTGGCGGCACAGCACCATCAGCACCTGCGTCTGGCGAGACCGATGCGTTTACTTTTTACAGCACCGATGGCGGCACTAGCTACTACGGCTTTCACGCAGGGGATGCATATTCATGAGTGTTTTAATAGATTATAGCTCAGGTGCGTTTGCAGCTAATCAAGCGCAGGGCGTTGGTACAGTTACGGCTAATGATCCCAACTTTGCTGATGTAAGTTTGCTTTTGCATGGAGATGGTACGAGTGGCAGCACTATAATTACAGATAGTTCATCCAACGCTGTGGTTGTTACCGCTAATGGCAATGCTCAAATAGACACATCGGTTAAGAAGTTTGGCACAGGTTCTATAGAGTTTGATGGCACTGGTGATTACTTAACTTTAGGGTCAGGTACTCCTAATTATCCAAACTTTGGTACGGGGCCATTCACAATTGAAATGTGGATATACAATACAACATCTGGCTCACAAGCTTTATTCAATACACATCGTGCAGGTGTTTCTAGTGGAATGTATTTTAGTATTAATACTAACAATGCTTTAGTTCACGGTAGTTTTGGAAATGGTGATAATGGCAATAATATTACCGCTAACAATGTTATCTCCCTAAACACTTGGCATCATATCGCACTTTGTCGTGAGGGAACTGGAACAAACCAAACTAAAATATTTGTCGATGGCACGGCTGTATTGACGTACACTGATGCAAGTAATTACGCATCCTACACTTACGGCCCATATTTAGCATCCTATGACGTTGGGGGAACCACGGCTGAATACACTGGTTACATTGATGATCTTCGTGTCACTAGCGGCATAGCCCGTTACACTTCAAACTTTACGCCGCCCACCGCTGCCTTCTTAAACTCTGGACCCACACTGGATCTTTCCAGCGGCACCTACTTTAACTATGCACCATCAGCCAACACTACGTTTGCATTTGCTAATCCACCAGCATCTGGCACGGCGGCTGGCTTTGCTTTGGCGGTTACTCCAAGCGCCACAGTTACGTTGACTTACCCAGCATCAGTAGAGTGGCCTTCAGGCACAGCCCCAGATGCACCGGCTAGCGGTGAGACAGATGTGCTTGTGTTCCTGACAGATGACGGTGGTACGTCCTATCAGGGGTTCCAAGCGGGGGATGCAATGTCATGAGCATATCAAGATTAATGCAAATGGGTGCTGCTGGTGAACGTGACCCTAATTTTGCTGATGTAAGTTTACTGCTTCACGGCGATGGAACCAATGGCAGCACTACGATTACAGATAGTTCATCTAACGCCGCCAGTGTTACTGCCAATGGCAATGCACAGATAGATACGGCTGTTAAGAAATTTGGTACGGGTTCAATAGAGTTTGATGGGTCAGGTGATTATCTATCAATTAATGGCTCAACATATCCAATGGATTTAAGCGGTGACTTTACTATTGAGTTCTTTGTGCGTCACAAAGTTGCGACAGGTAATCAAAAGTATATTGATACGAGGTCAGATACTGTAGGAACTACAGAGGCTTTACTAATTGATACTAACACTAATTTTAGACTTTTTATTGATGGGTCTGACAGACTGCTAGGCAACGCTGGTGCGCCAAGTGTTAATACGTGGTATCACATCGCAGTAGTCCGTAGCGGAACCAGTATTAAGTATTTTTTAAATGGTACAGAAGAACTGGATTACACGCAAAGTACACCCAGAGATTACACCTTAGATTATGTTTGGGAAATTGGGGTCAACACATCGCTAACTCAAAATTACTTAAACGGGTACTTAGACGAACTCCGTATTACCAGTGGCGCAGCACGATACACCAGCAACTTTACGCCACCCACTGCACCATTTCCAAATTTCTAAGGAGAACCCATGCACGTAAAACTCACAAACGGTCAGCCCGACCAATTCCCATACACCGTTGGGCAATTTCGCCGTGATAACCCACAGACCAGCTTTCCACGCCAGATCCCAGACACGATCCTGCGCCGCTACGGCGTCTATCAGGTGATTGAGCTTGAAAAGCCAACCTATGATCCGCTGGTGCAAACACTTGTGGCTGGCACACCAGCGCGAGAAGTCATCCGCATGAAGACTGAAGCTGACTGCACTGACCCTGACACGGGTGAAGTAGATACAGATCAAGTAGGCCAGCCTTTATATGGCAGCGAGTGGGAAGTAGCTCACACTGTGCAGAATATGGAACAAGCCACGGCAGAAGCTAACGTAAGAGCTAGACGTGATGGATTACTCTCTGAGACAGACTGGATGGCTTTGTCGGATGTTACTATGTCTGATAGTATTACAGCATATCGACAAGCGCTGCGTGACATCCCAGACCAAGCTGGGTTCCCCTTCAGCGTCACTTGGCCCACTAAGGAGTAATAACACATGCTAGGTTTCAGCCCACTAGCGTCTGCCCCATTAGCCGACACAGGGGCTGTTGCAGCAGTAGAGTACTCTTTAGTAGCCAACTCAATTTCCACTGGTGCGCCAGTAGTAAACTCCCCAGCACTTACTGAGAATAACGATCTAACAGCTACAGCAATAACTACAGCAAGTCCTGTTTTAGGTTCTGTAGTACTTGACATTACAACTGTTCTAATAGCTAGTGATATAGCTACAGGATCTCCTGATCTTGGTTCACCTGAGATAGACCAAGAACATCAGCTATCAGCTTCTAACATTGTTACAGGCAATCCGATTGTCAACCAGTGTAACATGGCTGAACGTGAGACATTCACTACAGCAGACCTTGTAGCTGGTGAGCCACAGTTAGGTCACCCAGAGCTAGACCAAGAACATGCTCTACTGCCTAGCAGTATTTCTACTGAGGCTCCTGTAGTAAACAGTACAGGCTTTACTCAAGGTCATAATCTAAACGCATCTAGTATTGTTACAGGTTTTCCTGTTGTAGGTGCAGCAGCAATAAGTCAAGACCATGTTATAGCTGCTAACGACATAGTTACAGGTAACCCAGTAGTTTCTTCTGTAGCAATGTCAGAAGATGAAACCTTCGCAGCAGACAGTATTTCTACTGGTAGCCCTGTCTTAGGTAGTCCAGTATTTGTTCAAGACCATATTATACAGCCTGATAGTATTACGACAGGCGCACCTATAGTACCCTCATTTTACATTAATCCTTCTGTAAGAAGAGTTGTCTCCATAACTTCTAAATCAAACAACACTGTTACGCTTTCGTATAACTATAACATAGCAACTGTATCAAACAACAAAAACAAGGCAGCTTAAGAATGGCATTTAACATCAAGCAAAATGATACATCTCCTTCTTTGCAAGCTACTCTTAAGGATGCTTCTGGTACGGCTATAGCGTTAGGGGGAGCTAGTGTTAGGTTTCATATGAAAGCACTTGATGGTACAGTTAAGGTAGACGCTGCTATGACAATTACAGACAGTCCAAATGGAGTTGTTCAATATGATTGGCAGACTGGGGATACCGATACTGTAGGATCTTACTCAGTAGAGTTTGAGGTTACATACGGAGATAGCACTATTGAGACATTCCCTAATAACCAGAACTTAACAATCTCTGTCGTTAGAGAACTCAACTAATGTCAACATGGACTAGGCACCTTTATGAGAATGATCCACTGGCAATCTCTAAGGGAGAGTCTAAGGGTTTATCAGTCCGTAATATCTTTGGTTACCATGAGGCAGTAGGTACTTCCTTTGTACCATTGTGGGAAAACAACACATCTTATACTTTCCCTACTTCAGCTTTAACTATGACAGTAAACTCTAATGTAGCTGATGATGGTGTTGTTATTAGGGTTATAGGGTTAGATGCTGACTACAACATTATCTCAGGCGATTACACATTAAACAGTGGTACACCCCCAACTACCATAGCATTCCTTCGTATTAATGATATGCTAACCATAGATGGTAATGGGACAGGTAATGCAGCTAATGATATTACACTCACGAATAATGGTGTAACTTACGCTAAGATAAGGGGTGGTGAAGGTAGAAACCAAGCTAGTATATTTACTGTACCAGCTAACCACAGCTTTTATCTTTATCGTATTGACGCTTTCTCAGCTACTACTACTGGCGCTAGTAAGTATGTCCTCTTTAGAAACCAAGTGACACTTTCTAGTGGTGTAGTTCTTAGAGTAGCTGAAACAACATTTCTTAATCAGATGCAAATCCTAAGACAACTACCATTTAAGTACACAGAGAAAACTGACATTGAGTTTCAAGGTAGGTCTTCATCAGGCGACAACCAGATCAGTGTCTTTGGAGAAGGCACCCTAATAGACGAAAGGTTCCCATCTAATGCCTAAAACAGCCCTCAAGAATAAGATGGAAGAGCATAACAAGAAGTCTAAGCATAAGGTAACTATGCGTATGCTTGAGGCAGTATATGATAGGGGTGTAGGTGCCTACCGCACTAACCCTCAGTCAGTACGTCCTAATGTAACTGGCCCTGAGCAATGGGCAATGGCTCGTGTCAATAGCTTCCTTAAAATTGTCAGGGGTTCTAAGAAGGCTAATCACGACAAAGACCTACTGCCATCAGGACACCCATCTAGTTCCAAGAAGTCAGTATCCAAAGCTAAACTAGCTAATGACGTATTTTCCACTGAAATGGAAGCTAGAGCTAGAAGTATGGACATGGGCTGTCAAGGTAAGATCCACGTGCATGAGGATGGTACAGGACAGGCCGTATACATGCCCTGTGGTAGCCATGAAGAGTATTTAGCATACTACTCACCTGATGAGGTAGCAGAAGAGTCAGTGAGCCGCTTAGACGCTCTCAGAGCTATCGTACAGGAAGTAATGAAAGAAGAGTTTGCCAAGGCTGAATACCAAGGCGAGAAAGTAACTTTAAACAAGCCTCGTCGTATTCAAGGTGGCAACAAAAAGTTTGAAGTGTTCGTGCAAGATGGTGGCAAGGTGAAGAGAGTTACCTTTGGAGATCCTAACATGGAGATCCGTCGAGATGACCCTAAAGCCAGAGCTAATTTCCGCTCCCGTCATTCTTGCGATACCAAGAAAGATAAGACTACAGCAGGTTACTGGTCTTGTCGCATGTGGGAAGGTGGAACATCAGTGTCCGAACTTACTAAAAGTGTTGAAGGTCAAATACTCAAGGCAGATGACGAACAGCGTCTAGTCTATGGGTGGGCCTCAGTCGTTACTGAGAAGGGTGAGCCAGTGGTTGACCGTCAAGGTGACGTAATAGAGCCTGACACACTCGTTAAAGCTGTCAATGGCTTTATGGAGCATATTCGTGTCGGTAAACAGATGCATACAGGGGATCAGATTGGGGCGGTTATCCACTCCATGCCTATAACCAAAGAGATTGGTGAATCCCTTGGCATACAGAGTGACCGTGAAGGCTGGATAGTGGCTTTCAAAGTCTATGACGATAATGTCTGGGCAAAGGTCAAGTCTGGTGAACTTGCGGCCTTCTCTATTGGGGGTCGTGCAATCAAGGAGGACTATAGTGCCTAACCTTTTAAAACAGCTTGAACTGGAGGAATTGTCTTTGGTGGATCGTCCAGCAAACGCACAGGCAATGGTTTCCTTGTACAAGCGTGACAATTCCAGTGGAGAACCTATGGAACATGAAGTAGAAAAAATGTCTGACGATCTTAAAGCTAAACTGAAGCCATACATGGATAAAGGTATGTCTGAAGAAGAGGCCATGAAGATGTATCAACAGGACATGAAGAAAGCTGATGAAGCAACTGCTGAAGAGCTTGAAATCGAAACCCTTAAAGCCGTTGAAGCCTCTTTGAAAGAAGAGAACGAACGTCTTCGTAAATCCCTTATCGACAATGGTTATGTCATCAAAGCTGACGTAATCGAAAAGAAAGTCGAGCCTGAGTATGTAGAGTATGAAGGTGAGCAAATCAACAAAGCTGACATCCCTGCGCCTATCCTTAAGGCTCTGGAAGCAGCAGAAGTTGCTAAGGCAGATGCTGAACTGACTAAACGTGCAGAAGAAGCTCTACCTAACTTCAACATCGACGTAGCTAAATCACTTATTGCTAAGTTTGATGGAGATGAAAGTGTCATGGAAGCCTTGAAGGGTGCAGATGCAGTCTTTGCGGAATCTATGGAAGAATTTGGTAAGTCAGATGCTGATGGCAACTTCGCTACTGCACAAGACAAGCTAGATGCCCTCGTTAAGTCTTATATGGACGAGAACAAAATCAAGAAGAGCCAATATGCTGTAGCTTATGCCGCAGTTGCTAAGACCGATGAAGGTAAAGCTCTTATCAACAAATCCTATAAAGGAGAATAAATATGGCTGTAATGCAGTCCCGTGATACACGGTCTTTTGTTGCTGGGGAAGACCTTTCAGCAAAACAATTTAAGTTCGTTACTCTTGAGAGTGATGGACAAGTAGACGTTGCAGATTCTGCTGGTGAAAACTGTATTGGTATTCTGTTGAATGCCCCTACCGCTGGAGCCGCTGCTACTGTAGCAATCTCAGGTAAAGTAATGGTAGAAGCTGGTGGAACTATTGCCGCTGGTGCAGCCGTTCAAGCCGATGCAGACGGTAACGCACTTACCGCCGCTTCTGGTGATGTTGTTATGGGTTATGCTTTGGAAGCAGCAGTTGATGGTCAGATCATGGCTATTGAACTCATCCAAGGCGGTAACGTCGTAGCTTAATCCAGCATAGAAAGG